ATGGCTTTACTTGCCACCACCTTTAAAATGTGTCGATTCATGCTTGAGCAAAATTCCGGTGAACGAATTCACCATATAAATCTCTCGCATGACATAGCCAAAAGCTAAGCACATTAAAAACGTGGTGAAGACGTTCTATGAACGCAACTCAAGTTTTATACTAGCATGTACTAGCGACTCCCACCGACCGGTGATCCTAAGATCATTCAGTTTTCTTGAAAAGTCATTCCTAAGAATAAATTAATATTCTTCCATGAAGGGTGTATACTGACCTGATACACATAAGGGGTCTACAGTTTTCTTAACTGCAAAAACCCTACAACTAAGTAGGGCAGATAAAGTTTCTCGTACTTTTACGGAAATAATGCCCGCAACGCCAGTTATGCTCAGGGTGAGCCCCCTTAATAGGGGTAGCTAGACAGGAATCGGATACGTCGCCTGGATATAACGAGTAGGCACATTCAGGAAGAAGACAGGATTAAAATCCGGTCCAGCATGCCAATACTTTTCAATCACAGCATTATACTGCGATTGTCCAGTCATGGAAGCCTCAAACTGAAAGCAATCATAATCGCTACCATCATAAGCTGAAACACCCGTATTAGGGGCAAGTGTAGTATTTCCGGGCGCAGTCGAATTAAATTTGTAATTATTATAATTCGGACATAGCACAGATAAACCAGCATTCGTATTCTGATTAGTAAGGGCACACCCACTGGGCGTGGCCAAACTATTTTGTACAAAATTCGAAGCGGCAACACTACGCGTAGCAGCAGTTGCTGCATACATACTTTCAGACATGATCATAGGCGTGAGAGGTACGCGCGTAACACGCAAACTGGGTAGGACACCACCAGAATAATATCCGGTATTAAAAGTCCAAACACCCGAGCCACGATATCCTATAAAGGCTGGCAAAATCCAGTGCAATGGCATCTGATCAGCATAATTGTAATTCTTAGTGCCAACACCAACCAAGGCGGTAGCAGTATGAATACCGTTAGGATCAAAACCACCATACGGGGGCAACTTACCAAACCGAAATTTGGTCATATTAGTCGCCTGTGCTGCACCCGATACATGATATTGTGTCCAACCATAATTCGCACGATGCAAAAGTGGACGCAAAGACCGCACACACTCACCGAAATTAATCCGATAGAGTGCATGCGGAACCATCTCGCCAGCCTTACCAGCAGATACGACTAGTTGCCCCTCCTCACTTACTTCTTCCGACTGCACTTGGAACATAACCTCAGATTGCGATACTCGCACTGGGTTAGCAAACTCCATATTATCAGCACCTCGCACATAAACAAGAATACTGACAGGTGCCGTAGCCACTGGAGCAGTAAGAGCTGTCAGTACACGTACTACCAACGCACCATTATCAAGATCATCATTGGCACTCCACGTTGGAGTAGCCGATGTTGACCAATTATGGTTCGCGGGATCTACACTCTGTCGAGTCTGAAGAAAAGCCAACGCCTGCTGATATGGAACTCGAAGTTCCACATCTGATGTGTCACCCAGATCGACAATTTGCGTATATACTGCCGAAGTAGTATTCGTTGTATTGACAATATTGGTGCCTGCCGTTCCCTGCGGGTCGAATGCAATTAAGATACGACCTTTATGATAAGGACTTGCAATAATCTTAAAGCGGAAAATAATATCCCCACGCCAATCGTTAAAAAGGCGGGAGACATACCCCAATGGGGTATAATCCACGTAAGAATTGTTAGCCGTACCTGTGGCGCGATACATCCACGGATTAACACGAGAGTAAAACAGAATATCATCTGTCACATTCGTAGTAGCCCAAGTAGTTCGCACCAAAAAGGACTCATGCTGCACCAATTTGTCGATAGCCAAAGGATCCTCGCCTGAAATGCCCATCCCTGAATTGTCAATTGTCAATTCATTCTTGGGATCAAGGGTTAATTTCTCATTGGGAAATCCAATATCTGGCGACGCAAACATAGGAAAAGCAGTAGGCCGGAAAGGTTGTGTGTCGCTAATCACAGGTACATTTGTGTACCCAAACAAGCTCGCAATACCCGCCACGGCCTTGGCTCCTATCTCAGTAGCTGTTGCGAAGCGCCCTATATAAGGGACGCTACGAAACATCTTAGCTAGAGAAGCTACCGCTGTAGCAGGGGCTGAAACAACACCAGTGCCATATTCATCAGCAGATGACTGTAAAGCCAATCCTACTGTCGAACCAGACAACTGAACATCTTCAGCCCAAGCGTAAACCTGAACAGTCACACCCTGACCCACTGCACCATTCGCACTCTGCAGAGTGGTGTACGTGAGAAAGTCTAACTGCCCCATATCCTGGAAGTGTTGTGAAATCCCCACCTTCAACCAATTCTTATGGTAGAAAAATGGGAGCGTCATTTCACCTCCTGCTGAATCTTGAGCATACATCCACACTATAGGTCGTTGCGAAAACGGTATCATAGTTTGCTGTCCATTATTTAAAACAATGGTGGATGGTGTCAGGTTCTGCAATGGCTGATAAGCCATACCCATGCACCCATAATAAAATGGAGATGCATTGATAATGACTTTTACCTTCAAATTACACCGAATAAAGGCAAAGTTATTCAACTTATACTTAATTCTGGAATCATTGAAGAAGGCCTGCCAAGGATAGACAGTACGTTTAACAATATCTGAAGCATCAGATTCTGCCCACGTAAAACTATCCAAACGCACAGGTCGTGAAAGAAATGATTTTAAATCTGCTGCAGATACTTCATCAGTTAGCGCGATTGGATCTGCCATAGATGGCTCTCCAACAACCAAACCAGTCATCTCATCAATGAAATTAACAGTTTGCTCACTATCTTCTGTAGCACCAGCAGCGGACTCAACAATCACCTCCTCACTCTGTCTATGTAGTATGGGGGCAAATCCCCCACACAAACATTGTTCGTCGCAGGTACAATCCTCGAAAGGGTACCAGCAACATGAGCACATAACCGTGCCCTGGTATTCTTTTTGTGTTTTAGTAGTTGTTTGTTTAAACACCCCCGAATATCAACTATTCCGCGGGGGTGGGTGATGCACTTTATGGTTCAGCCTACACTTCTCTAAAAAGAGATTTCGGGGAACGCCCTGGCAAAACAAACTTTCATATCCACGCTTAACATACATTATACATCAATATATACGTTACAGTAACTATATGAACGTATTCCTTTTGGTTTCTAGGACCTGGTAATATAGGCCCTCATGACACCTCAGTGCCGAATGGGGGATGAGGCCCAGAAACGATCGTACAGCTCGTCCCACGATGGGAACGAAGTATCACGAACGTACGGAGCCAAATCATACTTCTCCACGATGCGTTCAAACATCTGTGCCCTCAGTTCAAAGATCTCCCTTCCATAGAAGAAATACTCTGCATAGGCACTTTCCATTATAGCCACCGCATGGTATTCAGCACTCAAAGTTTTCGAGCGTACACACACAGTCAGCGACTTAGAAATGGAGTCCTCCTCCAACGGAGCAAGATACGCTCCCACACTCGCATCCCATCGCCAGGTACGTTTCAAAAACGACACACAGTCGATGGGGATGTATGGAATACTCTCTGCATCCTTGTCAGCCATTGTGTAGGTAATACCTGCACTGGCCAACACTTGTTGGAGAGTGGTGTGATTAAACCAGGGTGCAAACTTGGAGTTCACTCCCATGGCGTTATCATCACCATAGGTCATTAGCGCCACATTCTGCTTGAATGAGCGCACCTCACTAGCTGGGTTGACAACACGATAACCATACCTCACATAGAGGGAATTGGCTAAGCTGTTGATAATGACAGTCAGCGGATGACCAGATGGATTGCTACCGAAAAATTCGACAAGATCTCCATTAAAATCTGTGAGCGGAAAAGCTGTATCTTCCGCAATACCCTGAATGACCCGAAGATCATCAGCGGTATAGCCAGCCTCCTTACAAATCTCACGGAGGATATCAAAGGCTGCAAGAATGACTTCAGCGGGCATTGTTTTATCAAAAACCGCATAGTCACCTGCCACCATAGATTCCTCCCCAAATTGAGTAAGGTACCGACGGATGTCCTGCCATTCAGTGGAACACGCATTCGTGCCCACAGCTGTCTCAAAGACGAACTTATTCGTCTGGATCAAGCGAATGACCGAAAGCAAATACTTTCGCACCACAAAGGACCAATCACCAGGACCACCGAGGAAAACTCGGGTCTTGGCCATCTTGATCTTCTTAAAAGTGACAGGCTCATCCTTCAAATGGCCACAGAAATTTGGCATGAAACGCTCACCAGCATGATAGCAGTCGATAATCGTATTAATACGATCTTGAATCTCCTGCGTAAATTCAACTGGTTCAGTCAAGCCATTAATTTCCGGAATCGGATTCAGGAAATACTTCTTGCCCTTCTGCCATGGATTACCCATGCTGGTGTTTCTGTTCATCTTATCAACGAACTTTACACCAGCAGCACCATTCAGTGCCGTGATATCATCATAGACCATAACTTCATCCAGAGCGCCTTGCGGCAGTCCGGTGAGAATATCCTGCAGGAATGCATCTTTGCACTCCTTTAGGATGGTCTTATTCATCTGAGTCACAGGGTTAACCATGTCAATGGCGGCACGCCGCCAGGGTTCCCAACCCTTCATAACTGGTTTATCGTGCTTGACCTCAAATCCCTCCTCCAAAACGGCGGCTTGAATTAAGGTCGGCACTACTTTCGACTTAGGTGTTTGCTTGAAACCACCAAAAGAACCATACACATTAGCAGTTCCCTGCTCAATGTAACGGAACACTGATTTCTCATGCAAATCACCCACAGTACGCACAGCAGATGCACTACTCAAATGTGGGGCAGCACATTGCACAACCGGTTCAGGATACAGAGCCTTAAAAGACTCCACCATTTCAGCCGTTACAACCGTGCACGCGGCGAAACAACGATTAGGTTGTCCCAACGCATGTATGCCCACAATCATGGGGCCCATTCCTGTAAACCCAAGAACCAACGCTCCACAATCGCCCTTTTCAGTAGGGGCAATCGGAGTATACGTCCAAGAGTCATTGATGCAATAGTCAGCACCATTAGTCTGGGCACCTGAACGAGTAAGCGCACGAACAGGAACATTCATCATTTCTCCATCAAAATTGCGTGCTAGCAAAGCTCCATTAGCTTTGAACTTCACACACCCCTTTGCAAAGAGATCAGAAATATCCTTCCGAGGTGGGAGACACTTCAGTTGAAAAACACACACGTCCATTGCTGGGTAGCGCGTGATCTCACCTTGCGTCAAAAGAATGGTCATTGTTTGGTTAATGCCATTCTGTTTGCACGGCGCTGTCACTATTGTAAGTTGGAGATCTCCCTCCACACTCAAATTGTGATTATTGGTCACATAAATGTGCCCAGCCACGCAAACTGCACGTCCATCTTGACGTGCCCTACGCGTAGGACTCACCACACGATCAGTGCTGATATACACCAAATTTGGTGCGATTTTGTCAGCTACCTGCTCAGAGGTAAGACTATTCCACGAAGTGACTCG